AAAATTTATAAAAATTATACTAATCGAAAAATAAATGAGAAGGCGAATAGAAAGGGAGTATTTGGAAATATCGCATAAATCTAATAAAAATAAAAGGAGGTATGTAAATGGAAGAGTATGTAGCGATAAAAAAGGAGTATGATGAGAAAATAAAGGCACTCGAAAACGAGATCAAAAACCTGAAGGCATTCGCTGAGGGAAAGGCCGCACTGTTCGGGAAGAAATGGTACAGATCCAAGACCGTATGGGTAAATATCATTGCCATGGCGGGTATTGTCAGCTCATACATTTTTGGATTTGAAATCAGCGGCGAGGAAGCGGCAGGAATCCTCGCAGTAGTGAACCTCGTACTCCGCGCAGTCACAAAGGAACCGCTGACAAAGTGATCCAAAATAAAGCGGGGGAGAGGGATGACCCAGGGAATGCCAGACGAAAAACCGGTGACGATCCGGGAAGTCTATCAGCTCATTTCGGAGATCGATTCAAAGCTCGATAGATTTATGGAAGAAACCTACAACCGCAGAGTGAAATGCGAGAATAGATTTGCTACTCTCGAGACCAGACAGACCATTCTTTTCACCGTTTTCACCGGTTCAATTGTTGCCGCCCTCGGTATGATCCTCGGGATGGTGGTGTGATGAGCGTGACCACCGATGAAATAGTGGCCCTGACCGGCACTGAATTGGACAACAGCGTGATCTCATCCCTCATATCTATGGCTGAATCTGAGGTAACCTCATTTCTGAATCTGAGCGGAATAACAAGCTATGACTCCACTGATTTTGACAATGCCGTCAGAAAAATAGCGGTTGCCCATGTCATCCAGCGCCATAAACTCGATGGAACAATGCCGGCAAATCTGAACATTGGCGGGATGTCCATGTCTCATGATCCTGACGGTGCGATCAAAATGCTGTATGATGAAGCCCGCGATATTCTGAAAAGGATCATGCGCAAGAATGCGGGAATAAGGCAGATAATACGAAAGGTGAACTGGTGATGATGACCGGAACGAAGAGATGGCTGAAAAAAACGGTGGAATACTACGCTCCAAACGGATATTCAGATGACGGAAATGTATCGTATTCCGCCACGCCAACATCTCTTTCGTGCCATGTACGGAGTGAGGTCATCCGGGAGATGGTCGGGGATAAAGTAGAAGTATTCACAAAACCAGTCCTGATTTTCGATGAGGATGCAGATATCGATGTCGAGGGAAAGATCGTCTTTCAGGACGGCTCGACTTTCATAATCAGATCAGTGAATGAAGTGTATGGGCCGGACGGGAACACATACTTCATTGAGGTGAGGGGATGAATATCATGGATGAGGTCAAAAACATCATGTATCGGGAAGCGCAGAAAATCATGAACGAATCCGTGAAAATATGCCCGATTGATACGGGAAGACTCAGGGCATCCCGCAGGGTTACGATCGTTGAGGGGCCGGGAGAAATCAAAGCTGAACTCAGCTACAATACTGAGTATGCGCTGAGAGTACACGAAGACCTCGAGGCGTATCACCGACCGCCTACTCAGGCGAAGTTTCTGGAGATGCCGGTACGCAGGAATATCCCGACCATCAGAAAAAATCTTGAAAGAAAAATAAAGGAGGTACTGGATGAGCGCAGTAGATGATCTTGCGGATTACCTCGAGACAGCCGGTCACGGGACGGTCGGAACGGATATTTTCAAAGACCGGATGCCCCCCTCTCCGACTGCCTGCACTGTACTCTATCAGTATGGGGGGGAAACACCTGAAGTCCTCTGTGGTATTGAGTATCCTCTCATCCAGATCAAAACGAGGGGAGAAAACAGGGACGAAGCACTGACGAGAATATATGATGCCCGGGATAAAATTCATTTGCTCCATAATGAAACGATCAATAGCGTTAATTATCTCTTTGTTCAGGCCCTTGACTCTCCCGCCTTTTTGGGTTATGATCGCCAGAGAGATCAGGGAAATCCCGTATATGGAATGAACTTCAGGGTGGTGAGGATAATATGACTATGGTATTGAAGAATGCTAAAGTTTATCTGGATTCCTGTGATATCGGCGGTGTCGCTAACCGCATAAGATATGGGCTAGATAACCGCGTTCTGGAAGCGACATCAATATCCGACTCGGTCGAAAAATATGTCGCAGGGATATCAAAATTTACGACCGAAATTGATGGATATTATGGCCAATGCATCGATGAGTGCGTGGAAAATTATACGACACCGCTCCTATCGATATTCACGGGATCAAAACCAAATCATTATGGGTATAGTATGGAAAGTGTCGAGGCAGAAGCGACATTCAATTTTCCGGTCGGTGAGCTGAAAAACTATACAATCCGCTTTGAATCGAAAAGTCGCGGAGTCCGTGTAGTTACACTTGATGGAGAAATCACAAAAACATCAACATACACGGGAAACGGGAAAGAGCTGGGGGCGGTGGCCAGCGGGGAAAAGCTCTACTCCTTTGCCCATGTGATCGATGTAAGCGGCACATCTCCAACACTGGACATCACTGTCGAGAGCGATGCAGATAATAGTTTTTCATCCCCGGCAACGAGAATAACACATACACAATTCACCGACACAGGCTCAGAGATGAAAACAGCTGATGGCCCCATAACGGATACATGGTTCAGGGTGAAATATACGATCGGTGGCGACTCGCCATCGTTCAAGATGATCGTGGGATTAGGAATAGTATGAAAAAAATAAAAATGAATGAATGGAAGGAGGTGATAGAAAATGGCTGAAGTGGCAAAAAGCATATATCTGAACATAGACGGGACGGACTTATCCAGCTATGCGAAGTCCGTCAGGTTTGATACCGGGAGTAAACTGGTGGATATCTCAGCGCTGGATGATAGTGGAGTGGAAAAGAGCGCGGCTGGACTCAAGACTTACACGCTCGAAGTGGAATTTTTTCAGGACTATGACACAGTTGACGCCGCCATCTTCCCACTGGTCGGGGCAGGTGCATTTACAATAACATTCAGGCCGTCATCCGACACGATCAGCGCATCGAACCCAGAATATTCCGGTGATTTCGTGCTTGAGAGCTATTCACCAATAGATTCGACTGCGGGAGACGTCATAATCGCGAGAGCAACATTCAGACCGGCCGGTGACATATCGAGGAGTACCAGCTGAGGGAGATAAATGTTTGATCCAGTGAAAGCGGGAAAACCTGAGATAAAAACAAAGGAAGTCGAGGGAGTGGGGACGATCCAGTATGGCCCACTCACGGTAGGTGATATCATCGAAGTCATGGAAGGTCAGCGGTTCGATGAGAAAGCAACGCTGACCTTTGAGCAGGTGATGAAACTCGTATATCTCATGCTGAAAAAGGCGCATCCAGAACTGACATATGAACAATTCAAAGAAATACCGCTTGAAACCATCGAGAAAATCGCTGAGGCAGTGATGGGTGAAGTGGATTTTCGGGAAGTGTAGCCCGGGAAATAGTAAGCAATCCACTCATGCAGAAGACCTGGATCGTGGCCCACGAATTCGGATTGACACCGGATGAGATCAGGCGGTTGCCGTTCAATGACTTCATTTTCCTTTATACCGGACTTGAATGGCTCAGGGGAGAAGAAAAGAAAGCGATGGAAAGAGCAAAGAGGGGGAGATAAATGCCAGAAATAAAATTCATACTGACCGCGCAGGACAGGATCAGCGGAGCGGTTAATCGGATTCAATCGAAAATCTCACGATTGCAATCCAGAGCAGAAAGGGGTATCAGAATCCCCACATCAACGGAAGGAGCGCCGGGTATAAGAAGGGTCGGAAGAAGAAGAGGGATACTTTCAGGATTGGGGGGATTAGGCGATATTGGTCTTCCTTTCCTTGGAGGTGGGGCAGGTGGAGCCGCCGGTGCTGGAGCTGGTGCTGGCAGTGCGCTTGGCGCTCTTGCGGCGGTTGTGATTGTGGCTCAGGGAATACAGAAGATGATTACTAAAGTTGTTGAGATTCTCCTCGAAGCTTCGCCACTATTTAAGCAAACGGTTTCTCTCTTAAAAATGGGCTTCCTTTTGATTTTGAGACCGATCGGTGATATGCTGGCAATGCTACTCAGACCAATAGCCATGTTCTTTATGGGCGTCGGAAAAAAAGTAATGCAAAAAACCCGTGCATTGATCAGAGAAGGAGATTTTTTCGGTGCAACGGTTGTCTGGATTCAGACTATTTTCACGGAACTGATCAATGCAATCATTGGGGCAATCGGAGAAATCGATTGGGAGGAAATTTTTGTTGAGTTGGCTGACTGGTTGAGCCGCATATGGTTGCAGTTCGTCCTGGGAGTCGGAAACACACTGATAAACATTCAGATGTGGATCAGCACAACCATTTCAGATGCGCTGATCGGTTTTGGTGAATGGCTCTGGAATAATATCACAGGCGCAATTGGCTCACTCAGTAAATGGCTGGGTGGTTTTGGTGAATGGCTCTGGAATAATATCATAGGTGCAATTGGTTCTATTGCTGATTTCATCGGAGGACTCGGTGGGTGGCTATGGAATCAGATCACTGGAGCGTTGGGGACAATCGGAAGTACAATAAGTGGTTTTGGTGAGTGGTTATGGAATTCAATCACTGGAGCAATCGGTAATCTTGCAGATTGGCTCGGTAATCTCGGAAAGTGGCTCTGGGATGAAATTACTGGAGCAATCGGAGACATTGCTGACTGGTTTGGAAATATAGGTGAATCGGTTGGAGGCGCTGGCGGCGATATTTTAGGCGGGATATCTGATTTCTTCGGGGGAATAGCCAATGAAATTGGAGGATGGTTTTCCGGTGTTAAACCTATGCAGTCTGGTGGCATAGTAACCAAACCAACATTGAGCTTGATCGGGGAAGCCGGACCTGAAGCAGTTATTCCACTATCGAAAGTTGGAACATTAAGGAAAAATATTCAGCTGAATATAAATATCAGTGATAATTATTTCGGCTCGGCCGTAGATTTTGAGGAGTCGATCAAACGGATAATAGATGAGTACTTGATGGTGAGATTATGACAATAGATTTTCATATCCATATTGAGGGAAGCGCAACAGAAACCGTATTACACGGTGTGAAAAACTACACTTGCGATAAGACGAGCGATATCACAAATATGCCGGTACCTGGCTCAGATAGCAATAATAATTATGCGATAGATAACGGTGTTATAAGAAAAATAACAGTATCCGGGCTATATAATGATACTTTAGCTAATATATCAACCTTTATAAACACGATCGAAGGCGGCGTCGATGGAGAGCAGTTCATTAATACACGCCATGAATTTCATAGCGGAATACCCTATAATGGTGGGAGCGGTGTCGATTATAATGTAATGATCAAAAAATTTAGTTACTCTGTGCCGGTGGATAACCTTAAGGGGGATGGGACTTATGCCTTAAGCTATACTATAGAGATGGTGGAGGTGGCACCGTGAGCCAGGAGATAAGCTTAACGATCAACTCAACGGACATATCCGGTGCGGTTCAGAAATATGAGATAACCTATTTCGCCAATGCTAAACCAGCGGAAGCTAAATTTTATATTATAGCCGATAAAGCCAGCTCATATACGCCAGCATTAAATCAGGACGTTACTTTTAAACGGAGATTGATAATATCCGGAAGCACGACATATCTCACCACGCTTTTCCGGGGATATGTAAAAGACTTTTATTATGATGATAAAAGGTTAATCATTAAAGCTAAAGATAAGCTATCGGTATTGGAAGGGATGAAGATAGATCAGGAATGGAGCGGTCAGACACGCCAGACAATCATGGATGATATTCTGGACGGGACGGGACTATCTTCAAATATAACGAGCGCGTCAGATACTGTCGATTACCTCGAGGCGAAAAACATTACACGACAGAAAGCGCTCCAGAAGTTTATCGATGCTGATGCCAGCATCATTTACATTTTTTACGATTCAAGGAGCGATGTTGTCAGATTGATAGAACCCACCGTGCCTTCAGGAGTGACAATTTCCCGCGGTGTTGACGGAAACGCGCTAAAGATGAAGTGGAAGGAGACAGATCAGTTCATCATCAACCACGCAGTGGTGAATTATGCCGGGGGTACGGC